AATGTTGACGGCAGAGTATTTTATCACAAAATAATTGATAAAGATTCACCAAGAAAAGGTATAACAGAATTAAGATATATCGACCCTCGTAAAATTAAAAAAGTAAGAGAGGTCAGAAAAAATAGAGTAGATGGTATGCCTGGTTCGTTTGCAATGACAAACAAATATCAGGAGTTTTATCTATTTAACGAAAAAGGAATACATCCTACTGCAACATCAAACGCAGGTGGATTACAAATTGCTACAGATGCTATCGCATATTGTCCATCAGGATTAATTGATACTAGTAAAAATATTGTATTATCTTATTTACATAAGGCAATCAAACCTGTTAATCAATTAAGAATGATTGAAGACGCTGTTGTAATATACAGAATTGCAAGAGCACCTGAAAGAAGAATATTTTATATTGATGTAGGTAATTTACCTAAGATCAAGGCAGAACAATATTTAAGAGATGTCATGGCAAGATACAGAAATAAACTTGTTTATGATGCAAGCACAGGAGAGATTAGAGACGACAGAAACTATATGTCTATGCTTGAAGACTTTTGGTTACCTAGAAGAGAAGGTGGTAGAGGTACTGAAATTACTACTTTACCTGGTGGTCAAAATTTAGGAGAGATTGCAGATATAGAATACTTCCAAAGAAAATTATATCGTTCTTTAAATGTTCCTATTAGTAGATTAGAAAGTGGTTCTGGATTTAATTTAGGTAGAGCTGCAGAGATTAGTAGAGATGAAGTTAAATTTACTAAATTTGTAGGTAGATTAAGAAAGAAATTTACTATGTTATTCCATGATCTATTAAAAACACAATTGATTCTAAAAGGTGTAATTGCACCTGAAGATTGGGATCAAATGAAAGAGAAGATTTACTTTAATTTCTTACAAGATGGATACTTTGCTGAACTTAAAAATTCAGAGATGATGAGAGAAAGAGTAGGTCTTGCTAGAGATTTAGAACAATACGTTGGTAAATACTTTAGTCATAAATATATTAGAACTAAAATTTTAAAACAAAATGAAAAAGAAGTAGATGATATTAATAATGAAATTAGTGCTGAAAATGAAGAAACTCGTATAAGTGACGAGATGAAAGCAAACAGAGAAAAACTAAAATCATTTACTGGTGGTGATACACCAGAACAAGAAGAAGAAGGTAAAGAATAATGTCAGATCAATCATACGATAGAGTAAGACAACTCGTAAAAAATTTAGGCCTAAAACATAAAGGTGGTGGGGCATACGAAAAAGATGGTGAGTACTATGGTCGTGTGACAAAAGATAAAGGTCAGTATGTACTTAAAAGAGCAGGTAAAATGCAAAAAGGTAGAATGCTCTCTAAATCAAAAGTAGAGTATAAACCAGAAGTAAAGAAAAAACTTATAGATGTTATTAATAACTTACCAGATCCTGACTCTAGTTATCCAATGGACAAACAACCAGATTCTGTTAAAAAAGATTTAAAAAAATTTGGTTTAGGAACAACATATGATGGCGATAAAGTATATGATAAGATGATGAAGGCCTTTGATAAGGCACTTAAACCTGAAGATAAAGAAGGTCAAAGATTAAAAAAGAAAATAGAAGATAAATGGAAAAAAAGAGGTTCATTAGGTGGTGCAGATAAAAACGATAAATTAATTTTCGGTGGTGATGAAACAATAGGTGCTCTCTTTAATCATATTAGATTATCAGGAGAAAGAGCTGATCCTGATAGAGGTCCTGAAACAGATGTAAAAGATAAACCTAAAACTATTGATAAAGTAGAAAAGAAAACCTATGAAGTTTTTGTTAATATACCCTATGAAAATGTAGAGGGTGGTCAAGGACAAGGTAATGAAGATCCTGAAGATGACGAAGAACGACCTGATGATGAACAAATATACATTAATATTAAGGCTGAAAATGATGAAGAGGCACAAGCAAGAGCAGATGTAGAAGCCGATGAAGCATATGACAAGTTAGTTAAAAGAGCAGCTAAAAAATATCAATATCATAGACCTGACTACGACATGATGGAAGTTGAAGTCAATGAAATAGAATCAAAATCTAAAAAAGAGAGTATTGAAAGGAAAAACATGGTAAAAGAAAACTTAAATAAATTTGTAGACTCTTTAGCAAAGGGTGATAATGTTGAAGCCAAAGACGCATTTAATAATGTAATGGCAGACAAAGTATCATCTGCTTTAGATACAACAAAACAAAATATCGCTACATCATTATATCAACAACCAGAAACACCAAATTCAGTTGTTGGTGTTGATACACCTGATAATGTTGAGGTAGCAAATGACGACAACGCTCAGTAATCTTCGAATTAAAATAGACGAAGGTAATGATTACAAAAGAAGTAGGCAATACAACAAATTGTCTCCTAAAGTAAAAAGAGCTGTTGATATGGTATATAAGTCTATTGAGACAGACAAAAACGCAGTTGCTAATTTTGAAAAAAATGTTAGTGCAGCTGCAAAAAAACATAATGTTAGTAATAAAGATTTAATGAATTATTTTGATAAAGAGACATTAACAATTTTAAGGAGATAAAATGGCAGTTAGAAATAGAACACTAACAGATAACGCTTTCGGAACAAAAGTACTTGTATCTTTAGACGATCACGGCTCTGCTGTTACCATTGACGCAAGTGAATTAGCAAATGCTGCTGGTACTGGTAATAGATTAGATATTAAAAGAATAGAGTGGTGCTTAGATAAAGAAGCTGCAATTACTTTTACAGGTTCAGGTGTTGTAGAAGCTATTGACCTTGCAGGTGGTACTGCTGGTAAATTTGATGCACACACAATAACAAATGGTGCAACATTACCAGGCAACGCAACTGACGGCGATATAGTAATTACACCAGCAAGTGGTACTGATGGGTTTATTTATTTAGAGTTAGTCAAAGCCGCTGGTTTTGGTAACTAATAATGTCTATTACTACTACGACATTAGCAGATGATAATTTTAAAGTTATCATAAAGGCAAATGGTGGTAGTAATGAAGATAAAGAATTATTGTTAGATGCGTCAAAGTTAAGTAAGGCAACAGCAAGTCCTAATGTATCAATTGCAAATGTGCACCATGAGATATTAGGTACAGGTAAAATTACTTTATTTTTTGACGCAGAAACAGACGAACAAATTACAACGACTTTTAGTGGTCGAGGTAATTATGGATTAAAAAAAGACGAACCTAAAATAAAACAAGGTGATACAGGTGCAACTTTGATTAATCCTACAGGCGATATATTATTGTCAACAGATAGTAATGTATCAAAATATAATATATTAATAGAATTTAGAAAAGAAAAAGGTTTTACAAATGGCTGATACGGTATCTAGTTTAACAATTGCAGACACTAGTGGTGTAAAATTCACAGGTAAATTTACTAATTTTTCAGACGGAACAGGTGAAACTTTAGTCACAAAAGTGGATGCTTCAAACACTACTTTTATGACTGAAGATGGTAATAGAAAGATTAGTAAAATTTACTGGTCAGTAAACACTTCAGATAGTAAATCTAGTGTTGAAATATTGTGGGCAGGCGCAACAAATGCTAGTGCTGTTTTCTTATCTGGTCAAGGTTATTGGGACTTACGAGCAGATGGAAATGAGATTACAAACAACGCAACAACTCCTACAGGCGATATTCTTCTTTCAACAAAGAACTTTGCAAATGGGGATAATTACACAATTGTTGTGGAGTTTAGATAGTAATTTGTATAAATATAATTAACGAGAGATAGACATGAAGTTAATTACCGAAGAAATACAAAACGCAGAATATATCGTTGAGCAAAACAACGGTAAAAAAGACTATAAAATTAAGGGTATTTTCATGCAGGCCGAAATGAAAAATAAAAACGGTCGTGTATATCCTAAAGACGTTTTAGAAAGAGAAGTCGGTAGATATAATAGAGAGTTTATTAACAAAAGCAGAGCCTTCGGCGAACTCGGTCATCCAGACGGACCAACGGTAAATTTAGAAAGAGTATCGCACATGATCAAGGCTCTTTATCCAGATGGCAATAACTTTATTGGTGAGGCTAAGATATTAGACACACCTTATGGGAAAATAGTGAAGAACTTAATAGATGAAGGTGCTAAATTAGGCGTTTCAAGTAGAGGTATGGGAACATTGACAAATAGAGGCGGCGCTAATGTAGTATCAGATGTT